CGGTGAATGTGCTGATATCAATCAACGCATCTTCCAAGCTCGTTTCGTTTAGGTCGGCCATTGAAGCCGCACGGTTTGCAGCAGTGCCGCCACCCGCCAGAGGGTGTGCCGTGTTGATCAGCGTCACTCCATCTCCACCTGTGAAGTTGGTGTCAAACGCATTATTCAATACGTCAGCGCCTTTGACTTCCTTGGTGTTAGCCATAGATCGGGCCAAAGCCTTCACATATCGCTTGCCTAAACTGTCGTAAAGTTGGTCTTCAACCGCTTCATCGGTGAGCGCGAAAGCCAACGCAACAGTGTCGTGCGTGTAGCGAGCTGTATAAGACTCAGAAGCATTGTCGAAAACAACGCCTTGGCCTTCCGTTTTGGTCGGCGCTCCACCGAAACCAGTGATCAAAACCTCTTCTTCAAAGGCTCGCTGTGAGTCTTCGATAGCAAAGATTTCTTCGTACTCGCGGTCATATGAGTCATAGCTCATGCCGAAAAGCGAGTTCAGACCCGGCTCTAGCTCTTTGGCTAGTTGTGCTCTTGAGATAGCCATTTTCTAGCCTCCTGTTACGCTAAGCCAGCGCCTTTGACGCCGAATACCGAGTTTTGAATAACCACAAGCACGTTAGTGTTCGCAGCCCCTGTGTCCGAGTTATTCGGATCTTCTGAAATATCAATCGCCTTGATAGGCAAGGTTGTTGCTGTCGCACCAGTGGTTACGTCCAGCTCAGCACCTGAGATACCAGTCGATGTGCTACCCGCGCTGGTGTAGACAATATCGAAGTTGCCGAACAGATCGGTAACTGGGAATGTGTCATCAGCCTGCACCTCGTAAACAACATCTGGATCATCAATGATGAAAGCGATGATGTCTGAAGCATTCGTGCTTGCAGGGTAGTAGTTGCTAAATACTTGATCGCCAGAAGTCGGATCAGTGTATTGCACACCATTAAAAACACCAACGACAGGCACAGTGCCTCCGTCAGCGTGTACTTCCACCGTACCGCCAGTGACCTGAGCAACCATGTCGCCTTGAAATATGGAGGCTCCATAGTTCGCAGCAATACGATATCGACTCTGACCGCCAGTGTAAGGTGCGCCGCCAATCATTCTGACTGGCTTCATTCCAAATGCAGCGTCTTTATTCGCCATTTGTAATTACCTCTATCTACGTCCAAATGTTACGTTGGTATCGCGCTGAGGATCGTATTTAACATAACGGCTATCGCCACGGGTTTCGTTAAACATATTATTGTCCAACGCATCAGTGGCTTCTTGGCTCTTAGCCTTGTAATAGGCTCTTCGCTCTTCTACCGTTTCGTTAGGGATCTTCGCTAATAACAACCCTTCGTTGTAAACCACGCCCTCATGCCGCCCGTTGTCCATTGTTGGTAAAGAACGCCACTCTGGAGGTAAATCGGTGCCTCTTACAAGCTCCCAACCCTCTCGAATGCGACGCGAGACATTAGCTCGGTCTTCTTGTCCCAACATAGACTCCCTGATCCATCGGTAGGTGTAACCTTCGGGTGGAGGAGGGGTTTCTAGGCTGCGTACTGGACGCCACGGTTTCCTGCGAGTCTGATTATCGTGTGACTGCGAATCACGGGAAGAACGTGCGCTTGCTTTTGCTTCTGCCATTTTAGCTTGCCTCTCTTGATGCAATTTTCTGCTTCTCTTTCGCTACCCGCTGCAACCATGCCTCTTCAGTCATGTTATGCGGCTTCAAGTTTCTGAGTCGCTCTAGTTCTGACTTAGAAAAGCTTACGCCATTCTTATTGCCTCGTGTTTGTGACCGACCCCCTTGAGGGGCTGAAGCAACTCTTTGCACGGCGGGTTGCTTTTCACTTCTAACGGTCTTCGACCCACCATTAGCGGATCTTGTGTGAGGATAAACCGTACCGACACGGCTGTCCAATTCTTGATAATACTCATCTGAGCCTACGTCAAAGCCTTCATTGGCTAGGTTGTAGTGAACGTAATAGGCGTACTGCGTAGCCTTTAGGTTGTCTTCGTTTTCGCTGTCGCCATACCACTCGTTTCGAGAATGCCACTCTAAGGCGTCTTCGGTGGGCTGAACCTCTTGCTCGGCTTGCTGAGACTCTTGCTGCTGCACAACGCGCTCATTGCCCTGAGAGACATACTGCTCTTGCTGGGCGGCTTGCTGTTGCTGCCTGTTCTTGGCTACTCGAAGCTTTTCTTTCTGAATAGAAATGTCGTTCTGAAGTTTGTTGGCCTTGGTGATCAGGTCGGCATCGCCAGACTCAACGGCCTTGCGATAAACGTCATCAATCTGGGCCTCTTTAGACACCAAAGCCTCTTCTTCTTTGGCTAAAACCGCGTTTGATTGCTGGGCGCTATACTGCCGATACTGCTGAAGCTCGGCCTCTTTTTGCAGCGCAATCTGTTCTAATTGCTGCGCCCTTTGCTCCGCCTCTCGATTCTTTTGGTTTAGCTTGTTGATGCGCTTGGAAACTGACTTGGTGTAGTTCTCAAGCTCGTCACCAGAATCCTCAGACTCTACAACGTCTTCTGTGACCTCAATCTCAACCTGCTCTTCTTCAAAGACTTCTTGCTCTGCGTTTTGATTCTCAATCATGTGAAACTCACTATGTCATCAGGGTTAAGGATGGTGCCAATAACTTCATCGTCATTGATCATTCTGACCTCTCCACCGTCTTCCAGCTTGAAACGAGCGCCTGAATAACGGCCAATCAGAACCCACTGTCTTTCTTTGCACCAAGGTGTGTCGCCAAACTTTTCGGTGTCGGCATAACAAAGCGGCCCCATCTTGACAACGTAAGCCACAACCGTGGCAAGCGCATCTCGGTCTATGGTTTCTTTTAAGAGATGGATGCCGCCATCTGTCTGAGCCTTACCCTTGTAAGGCAAAACTAGCATCCTCCAGCCCGATGGGTCTGGCATCCGCTCCAGCGCGGATTTATCAAGCAGGGTTGGGTCGAGAACACGCTCTTCGTTTGTAACGTAAGCGGCTTCAGTCGTAGGCGTAGTCAATTTAGATTTCCTTATAGAACTCTTTGATGGTTTCCTCGACCAAGTTTATAACAGTTAACTCGCCCTGCAAACTTTTATAATGTTCTATATCTTTTAACATACCTTCCATCATGACCTCGCGTATAAGCTCTCTCCGCTCAGCCATGACTCTTTTCAGGCGCGATCCAAGGTCAATATCATCCACTAAACTTTCTCGTGAAAATCAAACCCACGAGTTGCCGCGCCAGCTCCACGGGCCTTGATGACTTTGATCTTGCCGCCCATAGTGCGGCGAATCAGCTCTGGCGATGTAGGGCCAGATTTGATGTTTTCCTTTGGAGAATCAACCTTCTCAACTCGGCTCATATCTTTGATTTTCATTTCTTAGTCCCTTTTGGAGTGGTTTTCTTTGCAGGCGCTTTCTTTGGCTTGGGTGTTTTTTTAGCCGTAACCTTCTTTGGCTTCGCTGGAGCCTCTTCTACTTTTGGAGCTGGAGTGCTTTCAACGACTGGCGCTGGCGCTTCTACTGGCGCAGGGGCTTCTATTGGCGCAGGAGCGTCAGTACCGTTTATTCGAGCCAGCTTAGTAGCAATTCTGTGATCACTCAGGCGCTTTTTTTCTTCTTTCTCAGCCGCTTGCTTTGCTGCTAAGGCTTGCTCAACCTCGCGCATCAATTGTTTTTGCTTGCGTAACCCGTCTACGCGATCACGCACATAGCTAGTAGATGAAGTAACTGTTGCCATTATCGGCCTCCCATATTTTTGTTTTGCATGTCGAGCAGCTTTAGCTCCGCCTGTTGATCAAGGCGGCGGATAGCCACATCGAGCTTATCGTCAGCTACGTCTTTCTGGACGCCTAGCCGTTGTTTCGCAATCTCATTTTCCAATAGTTTTTCTTGAAGCCGCTGTTGCTGCTTCGACTCAAACTGCTGATTATCAGCATCAATTTCTTTTTCTTTAAGCGCCAACTCTTGCTCACGAATCTGCACGAGCGGATCAGTCTCATCACCCTGACCGATTGACTCAAGCAGCTCTTGGGTAAGCTGAGCCAAGACTGGAGAAGAAAACTTTTCGATAGCCATCTGCATTTGACTGCTCATCTGCTGCAACTGATCAGGCGGAACCTGACCCGATTGCTGAGCCTGTTGCACCTCCTGCATCTGCTGCTGCACCTCTGGCGGTAACTGGTTTTGAACCATCTGCCCAGCCATGAACTGTAAATGCTGCATCATGTGACCGATGATCATGCCTTGTAGCTGAGGGTTCTGCTTTACCACATCGGTCAGGAACAACGACCTGTGAGCGTCGATGTGCGCCTGATGGTTTTGCTGTTCAAACGCCTGAGCAGGCTGACCCATCAAAAAGCCTGAGTTCTCGATGCCAGCATCAATTGGCATAGGCGGCTGTGGAGGCGGTGGAGGCGTCAACAAGCTGTCAATGTCGTTTACACCCAATGCCGCGTACATACGCCTGTAAGCCTCGTATATGCCGTTTGGCCCGTGTATCTGAGGGTTAGACTGCACCATCTGCAACAGCTCTTGAGCCATAGTAATGCGCTGGCTTTGGCTAAATATGTTGGGATCAGATACAGGTATTACGTCCACTCGACCATCAAAGTCCTGACCCATAATCTCTTGTGGGCCATTCTTTGACATATACGGGTAGCTTTGGGGCAGATACTCAGAAAAGACCTTTGCCAGAAGTTGAAACTCTAACCTTTGGCTGTAATGCAATCGCTTGTGGATTGCGCTCATAACCTTGGTGCCACGTTCCAACAAAGCCACCGTAGTGCCTACAGGCATGGCTTGATTGACATCACCTACGTTTGTGTCAGCGATGGAGGCAAACCGCTTACCAGACTCTACAAGCAGCCCTAGTAGCTGCATGAGCACGTTAGAAGGTTCTTTGATCGGCAGCGGTATCAGGTTCTCGCGCAATGACGCACCAGTGGTATCGATGTCGCGGAACTCGCCCGGCTGTAATGGGCTGTCCTCGTCACGAATACGCATACCGCGAGCCTTGAAACCTGCTGGCAGGTTAGCCAAGGTGCCTGCGTCAATAAGCTGGCGCAGGATAGACGTGGCTGACTTTGAGATGCCGCCAATCATGTGGCTTAGGCCTAGTCCGTAGAAGCCCAAGCCGGGCAAGAATTTGTACTGAACAAAGAAGTTAATCTTACTCTTGAGCGGATCACCCTCTACATAGTTTCGGGAGATACGCAAAACTTTGCGGCTGCTTTCATCGACGGTCACGATGTAAGGCAGCTTGAGTCCTGTAGGCTCACCGTCTTCGCCTACGTCTTCAAAGCCGGGCAGGTCTAGTATCGTGTGGGTTTCAAAAACAGAGCGGTCACGGTCTTCCTGATAGGCAGGCTCCATGCCCTCAATCTCATCAATTTCTTCTTCAATCTCGCTGCGATTTACAGCAACGCTGCCGCCTTTTAGCTCAACATCTGCATAAAAACCGTTGAGCTGCTGCTTCTTGATCTCGTTTCGGCTCATGCTAATAACGTGAGTTACACGCTCAGCCGTGAACAAATCGGTAGACTCGTAAGGCACAACCAAGTCTTCTGGAGCGATAAACTTGCTCATAGCGCGGCTTACGCCAGTGTCAAAATAGACCTTCTTAAATGCAGAGCCTGCCAGCGGCAAATAAAACAACAGCATATCCAACTCAGGATCGTACTCTTGCATGATGTTCATGATGTAGTAATTCATGAAGTCTTGAACGCGCTCAGCCTGCATCTCAGACTCGGCGTTGCGGTTTCCAATCACCTCAGTCTTTACTGGGCCTTTGGCTGGCAACAATTCTTTGTACGCCTGCGCCTGAAACTGAGTGACAGACTCAGCCAGTATCGGGTGGATCACGCCAGAAGAGCCTTCAAAGGGCTGGCTT